AAGCAGAAGCAGAAGCAGAAGCCATTCTTATATCTTATATCTTATATATTATATCTTCAAATATAAAATAGTGTGTCTTGTTTAATAGTTTTTATTTAACATAATATAAAAATCAATTTTTTACATAATTTATCTATTTATGATTTATTATTTTTGATTTATTATTTTAATTATAAATAATTTTTTCATTAGTAATCTTATATCGTAATATACCTAAAATACTTTTAAAATTTACAATTTTAAGTTCTGTTATTAATGTTTTATCAAATTTTTTAATAATAATGCTAATATCTTTTGAAATTTTTTTTAATTTATTAATATTTTCAACATTTATAAATAAAGGTCTACACATTTGACCATATAATTCAACATTTTCAAATATAAATTTATTATCTTTATTTACTATATTTTTTTGACTATGATTGTCTACTTCTATATAAGAATTTGGTTTTGTAATACTTATATTTATACGAGCTTTATTTTTAATATCATAATGACCTCTATTTTTAGCACATACATAAAAATTACCTAATTGTTTAGCAAATTCTTCACCAAAAGAAGTATCTAAATTTTTAATATTAAATCTTTTTGGATTATAAATAATAATGCGTGTATTTGATTTAATAATATAATTAATATCATATTTATCTAAAAAATATTCTTTTATTATTTTTAATTTTTCATTACCACAAGTAATTAAAAATATATCGCGAAATGTTTGTAATAATAAATAATAATTTAATATAAATTCTAATACATATCTTTTAATTTTTAATTCTATTTTATTTATAATAATATCTTTATATATTTGTTTTAATTTATAAATATTTAGTTTTTCTTTATTTTCTTTATTTTCTTTATTTTCTTTATTTTCTTTATTTTCTTTTAATTTTTTTGTATTATTATTTTTTGTATTATTATTTTTAGTTTTTTTAATCACATTTTTTTTTGTAAAAATCATATTTTATTACTAAAACTTATATTTATATTATTTATAATATAATATAATATAATATAATATATTTAATTTTTTATTATTTTTTATTATTTTTTATTATTTATTGTATATTTTTACTTATATTTTATTAAAAAAATCGTCTCTTTTGCCATTCATTGTATCATCATCTACAATCTTTTGCACAACATTTTCAAATGCTTTACCATCTAATAAGCTGGTTATAAAATATATACAATACATACCACATTCACTATTTTTATATTGATGTCTGTTTTTATTAATTTTAATATCAAGATTATTACCTAATTTATCTGCTTGTTTTTTTAATTTATTCATTAATACAACTACTTCTGGATTAGGGTTCATACCATAACTATCCCAATAACATATTTCACCTTGCTTTTTTTCGGTACCGTTGCTATTATTCATATTGGTATCACAATGCATAGCTACCCAATGACTACCTGATTGTGTATGTTTATCTAAATTAAAAATAACGCCTATTTTACTTTTGCCTTTACTCATTAAATCAGATAAATTTATTTTACATAATTCATCAACAACACATTCTCCAAATCCAAGTTTTGTATCAAAGTCCATAGGCACAGGACCTATAAATTCAAATGATGGATATTTAATCTCATATTGGTTCATAACATCTCTAATATCGATTGTATTTAACCATTCTCTTGGGTTTTCACTCCAGGTTTTAGGCATAAATGGTTTAAAATTCTTTAATAATTCTTTTGATAAAGAACTATCTTTAATAAATTCTTGTTTCAACCAACAAACTTCATCATTACATTTATATTTCATAACATTATTAATAGCATTCCATAATGTTTTACCTTTTGTAATAGTATCAAACTCTATTTTCATTTGCGGATGTGTTTCATTCCATTTTGTTGCTATTTTACGAAGAGCTTCAATTGTAAAACAACTTTCGCTTGTTGCAGAGTTTATAATATTTACATTTGATTTACTCATTTTTTTACTTTTTGATAAATTAGATATATCAATGGGTTGAATAAATGGGGCGCACATTGTTTTATTAGTCTTTTTATAAACTATTTTCTTTTTAGTAGAATTTTTATGTTTTTTATAAACTTTACGTTGTTTCATTTTTAATAGTATATTATTTTAGATATCTACTATATTCATAGAAATTAAAAATAAAAAAATATATTATAATATTAATAAATAAAAATATATTATAATATTAATAAATAAAAATATTATTATTATCAACATGAAAAAGTTTTCAAAGAAAAATATAAAAAAAAACTTACATAGTTCTAGGTTTAATAAAAAAACTAAAAATATTATTAAAACAAAAAAACTTAAAAGAAAAATAAATAATATGAAAGGAGGTATGATTAACTGGGATCTAAAAAGAATAATAAATGATGTTTTTAATCCTAGAAAATATAGAACTAATGATACGGTTGAAGATGTAATTGAACACGTAAATCGAATTTATAATGCTATGTATAGTACAAGAATTCAACAATCTCAAGATGCGGCTATAAAAATGCAACAAAAAATAAAATTTAATAACTCAGTTGCATGGGCAATACCAACAATGAATATTCTTAATTATATTAAAAATATAGTTGGTGATGACTCTATATTAGAAATTGGCGCTGGGTATGGATTATGGGCTGCATGTCTTAAAATGATAGGATGTAATATTATACCAACTGATGATTATTCATGGATGAAAAATAATAAAGATAAAGATAAAGAAACATATATAGATATTGAAAATATATCTTATGGCGATGCATTAAAAAAATATGATAAATGTAAAATATTATTTTTATGTTGGCCTCCTCCAAAAGATGATTTGCCTTATAAAATTATTCAACAATTTACAGAGGGAAATAATGGTCAAATACTAATTTATATTGGCGATGGTCAAACCGGTGAAGATAGTCTAACAGGTGGTCTTAATTTCTTTGAATATTTAGATGAAAAATGGAAAAATGAAACTGAAGAATATACAAATATTATTAAGTTTTTTAAACCTTCAAGAAAGAATTTAAACACTATGTCTAATGATGCAAAATCTGATATAGTTGATGAAGTATTAGCTATGCCAAAGTGGTATTCTGATTATACATGTATAAATATATTCCGTCGTAAATCAAAAATACAAAATATATAAAATATATAAAATTTGCAAAATATATAAAATATATAAAAGTTAAAAATAATAATCATAATAATTTTTATTACTCAATATTACTAGTCGTATTATTATTATTATTATTATTATTATTAATATTATTATGATTATTATTATGAATAGGTCTAATAAAACTAATAGGTCTAATAGGTGTTTCGGGTTTTCGAGTATATATTGATATTTTAGTACTAGTTTGTATACCAGAAGTAAAATTAGGCATTATTAATTCTTCTTTTTCTGGAATTGGTTTTACAATCCAATTCTTTTCTAAATATTTTTGAAACTTTATACCTCCAGTAATTGTAAAGTTTTCTTCTCCAATATAAATTAATGTTTCTCCTTTATTGTCTTCTGTAAATTTTTGAAGAGTATTATAAGTCATATAACCTTTTGGATGAGGCCAACATAAAAATAATATTTTATATTCATTATATTTTTCTAATGCATTACCATAAGATATATTTTCAATATCTGTATATGTTTCTTTGGATGTCCCATTATTATGTTTCATCCATGAATAATCGTCTGTTGCTATAATATTACATCCTACCATTTTAAGTAAAGCAGCCCATAATCCATAACCAGCACCTATTTCTAATACAGGTTTTTCTTCAACAATTTCTTTAATATATTTAATAACATTAAATGTTGGTGTTGCCCATGCTGTATTTAGTTGATAATTTTTCTGTTGTATTATAATACCCATAGAATCAGATTTTTTTTCTGGTAAACTATTTATATATTCAACTTTATTATTTATATAATCTAGTAAATATTTTATATTATTTTCACTATTAGTTGTTAATCCAAAATTAACTAAAAATTTTAAATGTGTATAAAATGTATCACTACTTTTAATAGGATCGTCAGGTTTTCTTGTATATATATAGAATTTAATATTTTCAAATTTACCAAGATATTCATTTAATTTTAATTTTGATTTTAATTTTGAATTTGAATTTGAATTTGAATTTGAATTCTTACTTCCATATAAAGCGTTTAAAGCGTTTAAAGCGTCTAAAGAATCTGAATCGTATGAAGCGTCTCCATCATTATTATCTTTAACTTTTATTTCTCTTTGTGGTATTTCTAATCTTTTTTGATCGTTAACATCAAAGTCTGTTTTGGTCCAATTATTTATTAAATATTCTAAAAACCTTGCACCACTAGATTTATTAATTTCTATTATATTACCTATATAAATTATCATTGTACCTTTATTTGTTTCTGTAAATTTTTTTAGATTTAGATAATTACTATTATTCTTTATGTATATTATTATATCATCGTCTTCATACGGATCATAAATTATGTCATCATGATTTTCACCATTATACATTTCATCTTTAGGAGGATTACATAAAAATAATATTTTACAAGAATTAATTTTTTCTATTTCTTTTTCACTTATATATTTTGGTTTTAAATAGGATTCTGTTCTAATAGATTTATTAAATTTATCTCCTTTCACGTATTTATTATCTAATGATGTAATATTACAACCCATACGTGTAAGTATAGCAGACCATAAACCAAGACCAGCATTAAGTTCTAATACAGGTTTTTCTTCAACAATTTCTTTAATATATTTAATAATATTAAAAGATAGTATTACACTTGATAATTTATTAAAATAGTCTGAAATACGCATTGTATTATATAATTCTATTATTCTATTATTCCTGGTAATTCTTTTAATTTTTGTTCTATAGATATTATTTTTTTTGATCCAGGGTCTTCTTTAATTCTTTCTATTAAATTTCTAACATCTTCATTAATTCTGTCTATTAAATAATGTTTATCTTTAGCTTTATCTTTATCTTTATCTTCACCTTCACCTTTATATTCTCCTATTCTCTTTATTTCAGCATAAATCAACTTAATATCTCCATCTCCACCACCTTTCATATTTTTATAAGTTTTCTTATAATTTTTTTTATGAGTTTTTTTAGTTTTTTTATTTAATTTAAAACTGTTTGAAAATTTTTTCATGTTGATAATAATATTTTTATTTATTAATATTATTATTATCATAGAAATTAATTTAAATTAAATTTACAAAATTACAAAATTACAAAACATAAAAATATAAAAAATATAAAAATATTATTATCAACATGAAAAAATTTTCAATACAAAAAGGGGGTAGTATGAAGGGACCTTGGACCCTTCTACTTTTGAAATTCTAAAATTTCTAAACAAACACGATGTTTAGAGTATTCTGGATCACTAAACATTTCAAGTAATATGTTTTCTGTAGAAAAAGAACTATAATTTTCTTTCAAATTCTCTTTTAATGTATCTCTAATATATTTTTTTAAGTCTGATGATTTTTCAAGATATAATTTATTAATCATATTTTTCAATTCATTTTCAGATAATTTTGATTGTTTTGTATCTGCTAATTCTTTCTCATAATAGTACTTAATATAAAAATAAGTAATATCTTTTACCATATCTGCTAAGTTATTCATTTATAAGTATTTTATAAATTATAAATTATAAATTATATTTATTTATAAAGTTTCTTTTTAAGTTTTAATATAATTATTTTTTTAAATTAAAATGAATACGTTTTTCTTTTTAATATAATTTACTATTTTTTATTAGTTATTAAACTTTTTATTAATATTATTTATTATTTATTATAAATATAAATATATAAACATATATTTAAATATAAATAAAATAATGTTCTATTATTTAAATAAAATATGTAAAATTTATACTCAAATAAAAAAATTATATGATATAAAAACTCATATTAATACAATATATAAAACATTTACAACTAATGATGAAGAATTACAAATACAATCATTTCAATCTTTAAAACAACTTATATTTGATTCTGGAAGCTTATATATTAAATTCTTTCAATGGTATATTAGTAAATTAAAATCAAATACAATTAACAATGATACTCCAGAAACAATACATACTATAAAATTTATAAATTATTTTGAAGATATTTTTGAACAATGTCCTTATCATGATTTAGAACATACCAAATATATATTTAGATGTTCTATGAATGGTATAGAACTGGATGATTATATTGATATGAAAACATTTAAAATCATAGCATCAGGTAGCATAGGACAAGTCTATTATGGTTGTCGTAAAGAAGATGGATTAGAAGTTGCAATTAAAGTAAAACATCCAAATATTGAAGAAGATTTACATAATCAAATTGAATTACTTAGATTAATAAAATTCATACAATCAATAAGTTATTTTAGACATAAATATAATCTATTATTTAATATTGATGATTTTTTAGAAGATATAAATTTACAATGTGATTTTAATAATGAAGCAAATAATACTAAATTATTTATTACAAATTTTAAAGATAGTTCTCATTATATTGTGTTTCCAGAAGTATTATATCAATCAACTGATATTCTTATAAGTAAATATATAGAAGGTTCTTCTGTAGATACATTAACAGATATGCAAAAATTTAATACATCACTAAATTTTTTTTGTTTTTTTAAACAAATGTTAGTTGTTGATAATTTTATACATGGTGATCTACATTGTAAAAATTGGAAAGTAAAATATAATGAAATAACTAAAACAATACAAATTATAGTTTATGATTGTGGTATATGTTTTAAAAATATTAATACTGAGTTATCAAGTAACTTTTGGAATGCTTTAATTAATTATGATATAGAAAATTTAATTATTTTATTAAAAGACTTTATAGAAGAAAGTAATAATATAAATACTGATTATTTTAATAATAAAATATTTGATAATGAAATTAAATATTTATTTACTCATGTTATAAAACATAGTATGGGAACATCACTTCTTATGAAAGTATTATTAAATCTATTTAAAACTAATAATTTAATAGTTCATAAATTTCTATTGAATTTTACAATATTAATATGTGTTATTGAAGAATATATGAAAAATAGTAATTTAATTAATAAAAATGCCAATACTACAATTAGTATGTTTGATATTATTAATGATAATCAATTAGATATTATTAGTTTTTGCGAAGTAAAAAAATGTTATCCAAAAGTAAAAGAAATAATTGAACTAAATATGAACAATAATTATAATAGATATAAAAATAATTGTATAAATAATAAACTAGAACTTTATGAAACTACTAATGATAATAAAAAACTATTTAGTAGCATTTCTTTATCTGGATTAACATTTAAACCTCCAGAGTAATTTATTGTTTTATTTATAAAAAAATTGATTTTGTAATTATCAATATAAATTAAATAATAAATTAAATTTATATAAATTAAATTTATATAAAATGGATAAAGCTGGAGATACCACAACAGAACTACAAGAACTACAAGAAACCGCAAATGAAATGATACAAGATGATGAAGATATAACTGACTTACAAAATACATATGAACCTATTACTTATCTTGAAACTTGCAGTAATTGTGGCAATGTGTGGGATGGATACGCACAGTGTTATTGTCACGGATTACGTTGTTATAGAAAAGATTATACTTCAGATACTTCAGATACTTCAGATGAAGAGCAGCAGGATTTAGACAATCCCGAGCAGAAATAGTGCAGAAACAAGGGAGCTCGAGGGGCTGAAGCCCTCGAACTGAAGCCCTCGAACTGAAGCCCTCGGAAAATTAATTATTTTTAATATTTTTAATTTTTTTATTTGTTAATTTAGAATAAATAATAACTTAAATATTTATATATATAAAAGTATAATTTATAATATAAATCATAATATTATTTTTAATATAATTTTTAATATAATTTATTACTAACTATGACAGAACAAACAGTATGTATTCATATCTTTAGACGTGATTATAGGTTAGATGATAATACAACACTTATTGAAGCTTGTAAAACACATACATTAGTTTTACCTATTTTTATTTTTACTAAAACACAAATAGATAAAACATTAAATCCATATAGAAGTGATAATTCAGTTCAATTTCTATGTCAATCCTTAAAAGATTTAGATCAACAATTAAAACATCATAAATCTCAATTAACTATTTTTTATGCTGATAAAGATAAAAATGAATATAGTATTCTAGAGACACTTATCAAATCTATTCCTAATTTAAAAACTATTTCATTTAATATGGATTATACTAATTATAGTAAAGAAAGAGATGAAAAAATAAAAAAAATATGTGAGTCTCATCATATCCATTGTTTATCCTTAGATGATATATGTTTAAATCCATTAGGAACTGTTTTAACAGGTTCTGGTAAACCTTATACTAAATTTACCCCTTTTTGGAAAGCATCTGCTCTTAAAGAAATTAAAAAAATCATACATAATAAATATACAAATTATTATAGTAAAACTAATTATACTAATTATACTAAAACACTAAAACCATTAGAGTCATATATTATTAGTATTGATGAGATCATGAAACCTAATAGTAAATATGATATAATGGGACCATATAATCAATATGTTCCAGAGAGTGGTGGAAGAGAACAGGGATTATCTATCTTACATAAAATAAAACATTGGGATAATTATAATGATGAAAGAGATAATCTTATTTTTCAAACAACACACCTTTCACCTTTTAATAAGTTTGGATGTGTAAGTATTCGTGAAGTCTATTGGGCTATGTTTAATAAATTAGGTAAAGAAGGTGAATTTGGTTTAATAAGACAATTATTCTGGCGAGATTTTTTTTATAATCTGTCTTATTACTATCCAGAAATATATAAAGAAAATGCATTAAATCCTAAATATAGACATATTAAATGGGAAACAAATAAGGCAAGTATGGAAAACTTTAAGAAATGGTGTGATGGTAATACTGGCTTTCCAATTGTTGATGCTTGTATGAGAGAATTAAATACTACAGGATATATGCATAATCGTGGACGTCTCATAGTATGTAATTTCCTATGTAGATTATTACATATCGATTGGAAAATGGGTGAACGCTATTTTGCAAGTAAGCTATATGACTATGATCCAGCACAAAATAATTTTGGATGGCAAGTGAGTGGGGCGAATTCAAGTGGTACTACTTCACGTCCATTAGAACAAACTATTATGAACCCTTGGATACAAAGTGCAAAACATGATAATGATGGTAAATATATTAAAAAATGGTGTCCTGAATTAGAAGGAGTAAAAGCTAAAGATTTACATAGATGGAATGAAGTCTATGATAACTATATTAATAATGTCAAGAGCGAACCTATTAAATATATTAAACCTATGATAGATTATAAGATTGAAAAAGAAAAAAATTTAAAAATGTATAGAAAATATTTAACATAATTATATTTTTACATAAAATATATTAGGTTGTATTACTTTGTATATGTTTGTATTAGTTTGTATATGTTTTGATGTATTCCCGATAAAACTCAAATTCAGCTTCATTCAAAAGTTTAATACTATCAGTAGATAACCGTTTCCACGTAGATAAATTTAAGCTCTCACAATTACCTATACTAAGGAGATATAAATCATTCAATGTTTTGAATGAGTAACTGGAGAAACTATGATTATCCATTTCATCAATTAAATGACGATAAAATATATGTTTGTCATTTTCAATTGCTGCTGACATTTTTATAAGTGATTTATTGAATATTATTTATAATTTATGATTTTATTATTTCAATTTTTTTAAATTTATTTTAATTTATACCAAATAAATATTTATAAATTAATATTATATATACTTTGATATAATCTATCATATGTTAAATTGCCATATAATTCTTTTTTATTATTAATTACAATACTACAACCGCCTATATTTTCCATACTTGTAACATCAAATTTATATATATTATTTTTGATTGCATATTCAATAATATCATCAATATTACTACTATTTTTTTTGTCATCATTAGCATTTATATGTAAATGTAGGCTTATTTTCTCTAAATTATAATTCATTTCAATAGATAGATAATCAATGATATGTTTAAAATTGCTATATCTCATATCACCACAAGTATCAGATATACAAACTTCATTAATACCATCAATATGTAAATACTCGTATAATTCATTTATAATATATTCATTATCTTGTATACCAGAAATAGGGCAATTTGTAATACAAGATACATATAATTTAACATTATCAAATGTCTTTGGATTTTTCAATACTTCTTTAATATTTTCTTTTGTTTCTTTGATGGATTGTTTTATATTTTTTTGTTGAAATTTTTCTGATACAGATGTAATAAAAGATACATTTCTTATATTTAATTTTTTAGCCATATCTAAATATTTTTTTGATGGCGGAACTAATAAATAAAAATCACAATAATTTTCAATATTATTTTCAATAGTAGTATCGCACATTATATTTCTTTTACTTTTACTACTATAATAATTATATATCCAATTTTCATTATAAATCGTATTTGCATAATTATATAAGTCATAGGAGTTATTCATTTGTGGTAGTAATTTTGAAGAGACAAGTGAACCTATCTCTAAAGCATGAGGTTGATATTGTTTCATAATTTTATTTAATATAATCTTTTTTTCAGGTAAAGTATAAACTTTTGATAAAGATTGAAGTCCATCTCGCATAGATACATCGAAATGTCTTATATATGGATTTATTTTACGTAATGCTGACAAAGCTAAGGTCATAATGAATAGAAAAATAGAAAATAAGTAATTATTTGTATTTATTTGTATTTATATACTTGAAGAATTAAAATAAGAAAATGTTTAAGTTGAAATATTAAGTAAAATATTATTCATTATATTGTTGGCATTATAATATTTTCTGGCATAATTGGTGTTTCTGATGATAAAGTTGGTAAAGGAGAAATATCTTCTTGTACAGGAGGTGATAATCTTACATTTATCATAGGTGGCATAGGTGACATTTCTGGCGTTTCCATATTATTTTGTAATGGTAATGGTTGTTCTATTACCGATGATTGAGTTATATTAGGTATATGTATTGGTTGATCTGTTGGTAGTGTAGGTATTGGTATAGGTCTTGGTATAGGTCTATGTGTAGGTGTAGGATGTATATCATCTCTACCATCTCTACCATGTCTGTCATCTCTACCATGTCTGTCATCTCGACCATGTCTGTCATCTCGACCATCTCTGCCATCCCTGCCATCTCTACCATCTCTGCCATATCTATCATAACGATTATTATTATAATAATTTTGATTATAATTATATCTTCCCCACCAATACCAAGGATTATACCAATATCTATTATAATTATAATCACTATAATAATCTAAATCATCATAATATGTATTATCATAATATGTATTATCATAATATGTATTATTTATCATAGGTTTTTGTTTTGTAGTTTTATTTCTATTTTGATATTTCATATTGTCATTTTTAGTATATAATATTGCTACTAAAATCAATATTATTAATATACATATTGTTAATATAATATATAATGTTTTTTGTTTCATTTTATTTTATATTTTATATTATTGTTAGATAAAAATCTTTATAAATTATAAATACTAAATAATAAATAATAAATACTAAATACTAATAATATTAAATAATATTAAATCATGATTAAAAAAAATAGTGTATCCAGAAAGAAATTAGTTAAATATAGTAATAAACACCAGCGCTTAACCAAAACTAAACCTACTGTAAAGCAACCCTATATTAAATTACATAATTTATCTACCATTACTAATAAAAATGTTCTATTAAATAATAATAATACTAATAAGAATAAGAATAATACTAATATTGATAATGATGATGATAATAATAACTATATTGTATCAGAAGTTACAGATGATACAACTTATAATCATTTTAAAACTTTAATAAATCAGTCACCACATTTATGTACAGGACAAACACAAGCTGGAAAGAAATATAAAATAAGAAAGTCAATTCTTAAAGATATGAAAGCATTAAAAAAAGATAATCATTATAGAATTATTTATATTCATAATACAATGGAAATTATTGCATATATTTCAACAAAACTTTATAAATCAGATGGTGGTTTTATATTTATTCATAAATTATGTTCTAAAACAGGTTCAGGACAAGGTAGTATATTAATGAATATGATATTAGATGATGCCAGAACCAATTATAAAAAATTAGGTATTACATATTTATCTTTAACTACAAGAGATCTTGATCTTATAGGTTATTATAATAAATTTAATCCTACCAGAGTCGTTGAAGTTGACGCTCCAGAATCAAAAGCCAAAATACCAATAAGATGTGCTTATATGATATGGCAACTAAGTCCAGATATGCCATATTTAAATTATGAATAAAAAAAATTTGTATATGTAACAAACACTTAATATAAATATTAACACTAAATGTTGTGTTTCAATATTTATGCATCAACCTCTTCTTTTATTGGAGGCAGAGATTGGAATGCATTTTTCACGCTGATGCGAGGACCACACATTTTTGCATGCATTGTTGATTGTAGAGATGATGCTACTGCCGAGTTATATGGAAATTGTAGTTCCAATAGCGACGGAAGAGTATTCATAATCGCCTGACCAAAAGACTGGTGATAGGTTGTCCTTGTTTTGGGTGCGAATAGCTGGTTTAATGATTGAACACTAAACTTTTCGCCATTTTCATCGACAATCACACACGACAGTGCAATACTTCCTTCTGGTAAAATTTCTGAAGTAAAATTCATTTTGAATGTATAGATTTTATTAGCTCTTTATTATTATAATTTTATTAATTTAATTTTATTAAAAACAATTTTTTATAATTTTATCTAAAAAATCTAAAAATAAATAAAATAATTATATAAATTGTTCACTCCATTGTTTAGAAGTATAATACATTGTTATATTGTCACAAGGTGGTGTAGATACAGATATTAATTTTAATTTTTGTAATGCATTATACTTTAACATACAAAAACCTAAATAAGGTGAATCTGATATCCACCCATCAAATGATGAATATTTACATAAATGATATGCTAAAATATATTCTGGGTCATCTTCTTGTCCTTTCATAAACGAGGGCTCCAATTGCGAGGGCTTCAGTTGCGAGGGCTTCAGTTGCGAGGGCTTCAGTTGCGAGGGCTTCAGCCCCTCGAGCTCCCTTGTTTCCGAGGGCTCCCTTGGTTCTTCGATATTTTTGGCGCGGCTTTTTTTAAAAGCTGCTTTGCGCGCTGGATTTTCTAAATCCTGCTCCCTTGTTCCTGAACTATTTTTGGCGCGGCTTTTTTTAAAAGCTGCTTTGCGCGCGGGATTTTCTAAATCCTGCAAATCCTGCCCAGAATAGTTTTGTATCTCTTCTGTTATATTTTTATTAATAATTTCTATCATTTTTATCAGTTTATCAGATACAATATCATTTTTATATTTAGCTATTGATAATAATTTTAATGGTTTATTATTTATAAATCGAAAGTCATAACCATCATTCCATAATGGTTTATTATTATTATAAATGTGTGTATATGGTTTTTCTTTTATATTGATAGGTGAAAACCAATTACCTAATCTATTTAATGATTTAAATTTTGTATATGCACTATGATAAAATATTAAACTTTCTTTTGATAATATGACTTCTTTTCCTAACATTAGTAATAAATTATCTATATTTGTGTTTAGTGTAGTATAATTCATGATACATAGAATAGATTGATTATATAAAAAAATATATTAAATTCAAACAATTGTTTATTTATAATCTATATAATGTTTTTAGATTATTTTTATTCGTGTGTAAATATATATTGGCATTTTCGTAAATATAATACAATTCCACTATCAAGGTTATTATTTTCATCAACACCATTACATATTTCAATAAATTCATTTGAATGACAGTTAGAGAAACCATTAGGTTCATTAAAATTTTTAACATATTCTTTCAAATGTGAGTTTTCAAGTTTATTGAAAAAATTTAACATTGTATAAAGAATATTATTTTCTAAATGAATATTAGCATTATTATTATGATTATCATTAGCATTAGCATTAGCATTAGCATTATTTATTATACAACTAACCATTTTTAATTAACTTAAAAGTATAAAATGATATATTTATAATATTTATAATATTATTTATTAATATATAAAAAAAAACAATTTTATTTTTTTATTTTTTATATATTATACGTAATTTTATTTAATTTATTTATAAGATTACACAATGACTTGGCATTTTGCTTTGCCTTTTTTTTAGTTTGATTTTTTGATTTTGGATTACCTACTTTAGGTATAGGTATTGTTGACTTAGCTTTTGCTTTCTTATGTTTGACTTTAATATGAGGTGGTAATACTGGTATATGCATATCAGGTGGAGGAGGTGTTTGAACTCTAATATCTATATCCATTTTTACTTTTATATTTCAATAGTTTGTATAATATATCTTTATCATTTATTATAAAAATCAATTTTTCTTATATTTATTTTATATTTCATAATTTACTTATTCATAAAAAAATTGAATATTTTTAAAATTTAAAATTTAAATTATATAAAATATATAAGCATATAAATATAATAAAATGTCTGATTTTGAATATGAATGCAATGACAAAAATAGTGATGAAGATAATATAAGTTATGATTTTAATATAAGTGATAATGATTATAATTATGATAGTGATAGTGAGATTGAAAATAAGACTCATAATAAGACTCATAATAAGATTGAAATTGTGAGTAATATTAAACCTAAAACTAAAAGAGTTCCATTTATAATAGATATGGAGCAGGATTTAGAAAATCCCGCGCGCAAAAATAGTGCAGAAACAAGGGAGCTCGAGGGGATGAAGCCCTCGGAAACAAGGGAGCCCTCAAAACCGAAATTAAAATTAAAGACACAACAAAAATTAAACTCAACACCAATAATAAATACTTTTTCAACTATGTTTGAAGAAGAAGTTAAAGATACTGAAGAAATTCCTGTGCCTATTAAAACAAAAAAAACAAAAGAAACGAAAGAAACGAAAGAAACGAAAGACAATACAGAACCTAAAGAAATTAAGCTAACTAAAAAAGAGCAAAGTTTTGAATATAATCAGGAAACAATAGAATTTTTTACACAAGATTTAGATTTTAGAAAAATTCTAATTAAGAATTCACCATTTACAAATGATACACAGGTTATTTGTTTATTATTAAAATATAAAGTAATCACTGATTATTGTTGTTCTGTTAAAAAATGTAAAGTCAAACTTGTATGGAATGATTGTCCAATACAACTTATTCTTCATCGTAAAAATAATATTCAAAATGATTTAACAATTTGTAATTTAGAATTAATATGTGGTAATTGTTATTTATGTATGTATGGTTTAGATATCTTTAAAAAGAAAGAAAAAGAAATTATTTTAATTTGTAATATTTGTAATTTTCCATTAGTTAAATTTAATAATACACGTAAAAAGAAGGGCACCTGTTTAGCTTGTGAAAAAAAAATGAGTAGATATTTTAATGAAAATATAGAAACACAATTTTATAATAATATACAAGGACTATATAATAATAATCCATTATTAAGTGAAGAACATAAACAGTCAAATTATTATAAAAATGCTGGTAAATATAAATCAACTTCATCATCAAGTAAACCATCAAGTAATACGAATACAATAAATAGTTCTAAACAAGATATTGCTAATCCCATTATAAAATTAAATATGAAAACACCAAATATGGATGACCTACTTAAAGATTAACTAATATATATATATATATTGTGATTTTGTAATTTTTCTTTTTTTTAGATAATAGATAATATATAATAATATAAAAAAAAATGGGGCACATAAAAATGTACCGGTGTTGTTGGGTGGGTGGGATGGTTTAGAAGGGTTCTTCTCTCCAGGCTGACGCGTTGCTGTTATTCTGTTGGTCCAATACCCTGAGTAAGAAGGTATTGTCTACTTCATCATTGGCAGACAGAAAATACTGGGCATCGTTGGTAGCCTGAGCTGCATGGGAAGCAGCAAGGGCAGCATCGGCAGCAGCAAGGGCAGCATCGGCAGCAGCAAGGGCAGCAGCGGCAGCAGCGGCAGCAAGGGCAGCCTGGGCAGCAGCAAGGGAAGCAGCGGTTTGGAACCGCGTTTGACCAAGCATATTGCCAGTTGGGCAAGCTGTTCCAACAGGATGCACAGGATGATTACCTAAAGCACAAAAAGCCATTTTGACAGTCAAGTTAAGATCTTAAGGTCAAAAGAATATATTTAATTAATAAATAATTTAAAAACAATTTTTGTTAATTTAACTATTTTTGCCATTTTTAATTTATTGTATAAATAATAAAATAATAAACTATTTCGTTTAATAAATCATTCAAACAATATAATAAAATAGTAGTATAATATAAATATAAAGTATTTATAAAATAATAGTAATCATCTATTATAAAATAACAGCAAAATAAACATAAACATAAACATAAACATAATCATAAACATACACATAAACATACACATAAACATACAATATGGCAAATCTTAATCTTCGTAAATTTGATATGAGTAAAATTGCCAATGGTAGTATAGTCGTAATGATTGGTAAACGTAATACAGGTAAAAGTTTTTTAGTGAAAGACTTGCTTTTTTATAAACGTGATGTGCCAATTGGAACTGTTATATCAGCAACAGAAGGTTCAAATAGGTTTTATGGTGATTTAATGCCAAGTCTTTTTATTCATGAAGAATTTAGTCCTGAGATAGTAAGTAATCTTGTTAAAAGACAAAAAATAGTAGTTAATAAAATGAAACAACAAGAAGCAATGTATGGTAAAAGTAATATTGACCCGCATGCATATTTAATATTAGATGATTTAATGTATGACCCCAGTTGGATTAGAGACATTACAATTAAACAAATCTTTATGAATGGAAGACATATGAAATTACTATTTTTAATTACAATGCAGTTCTCATTAGGTATTCCTCCTGCGTTAAGGGGTAATGTAGATTATGTTTTTATTCTACGTGAAAATTATGTGTCTAATCGTAGGCGTTTATATGAACATTATGCTGGTATGTTTCCTACATTTGAAATATTTTGCCAAGTGATGAATCAATGTACTGAAAACTTTGAGTGTTTAGTTATTGATAATACTTGTAAAAGTAATAAAATTGAGGATATGGTATTTTGGTATAAGGCTGATAACCATCCTCCATTTAAAATGGGTGCTCCTGAATTTTGGCAACATCATAGTAATAATTATACAGAACAAAAAATAGATAATGATGAAGTGGATATAAGTCAAATCAAAAAGAAAAATTCACTAAGTGTGAGTGTTAAAAAACAACATTAAAAAATATTTGTTTTACTGTTTTTTTTATTTTTATATAATTTAAATTCTTTGTATAATTTAACTTCTTTGTATAATTTAACAATAAAAATAATATTTATAATTATTATATGAAAATATATAATAATTAAATCATTATAATTATAATTATAATTATAAATTTTTAAAATGTCAAAATTTCAAATACGTAATGATGGAATGCTTGATCCAGAGGGTAAATATCCTAATCCTATAAATGGTTTACCCTATACTAAAAATTATAAAGTATTAGCTAAAGAAAAATGGGCGCATTTAAAAGCTTATGAAGATAGAATGAAAATATTACAAAAAATACATAGTAAATCTATATTACTTGTGAGTCTACCAACAGGCACAGGTAAAACAGTTGTTGTGCCTCGTTTATTATATCATTATTATGGTTATGAAAAAAAAATTATGGTTACAACTCCAAGAAAACAAACTACCTCAAGCGCAGGTGAATTTGCAGCATTATGCTTTGATGTTCCTTTATTTCATGTTGACGCTGATGGTAAATATATAATTAACCCGGCAATAGAAGAAGGTCAAGAAAATAGATATCCTACTGGTAATAAATATATAAGTTATAAACACAGTGCAAGTAAAGAATATTCTGATAAAAGCACTAAATTATTATTTACAACAGATGCCACTGTTAAAACTATTATTACTACAGGTGACGAAGATTTAGCAGAATATGGTGGTATCGTTATTGATGAGGTTCATGAAAGAACTGTAAGTATTGATATTGTAATTGCACTTGTAATGGATATTTTAAATAGACGTAAAGATTTTAAAATTATATTTATGAGTGCTACTATGGATTTAAAGATATTTGAAGATTATTTTAAAAAATTAGGTCAAGGGAATAATTATGAAATATATACTGTTAAAGAACAAAAAACAACACATCCTATCGCATTTACACTTCAAGATAAACCATTAGTAAAAAATGCTAATAAAATCATTGACGAAGTCTATAAAAAAATAGACGGTCTTATGTTAGAATTAGATAAATCTAATAAAATCGGTGATATATTAGCATTTGTATCAAGTGATAGTGAAACTAATAAATTAAAAACAAAAATAAATAAAAATATAAGTAAATATAGTGAAAATAATAGACCTTATGTTATTGCTATGTCTGCTGCTACCTCAGAAGATGAAATGAATATAGCAAAAAATGGTGGTAGTTTAAAAAATATAAAACCTAACAAAGATGCACCAAAAGGATATACAAGAAAAATTATGATTGCTACACCTATGGCTGAAAGTAGTATTACATTTAGCGACCCTCTTATCTATGTTATTGAATCAGGTATGTCATATTCAAATCATTACGATGCTGATAAATATTGTTATCTTTCTGGTAAAAATTATGTTACACAAGCAAGTATTAAACAAAGATGTGGAAGAACAGGTAGAACGTGTCCTGGAACTTGTATTCAACTCTATACTCAAAATGAATATGATAAATTTCCTGAATTTTCTGTTCCAGAAATTCTTAGTGAAGACTTTACAAAAGAATTATTAAATATTATGAAATTACCAAGTAATCAATTTAATATAACAAAATCATTAAAATTTATTCAAAATATGATAGAACCTTTAGAAAAATATAAATCATTTGTTAAAGTTGGATATGATAATATTAAAGAAATGGACTTTATAGATAGAACTGGAACTATTACTGCATTAGGTATTATATGTAGTGATTTTGCTACATTTGATATTAAAATTGCAAAAATGATTATTGGTGGATTTTTTTTTAATTGTATTGAAGCAAGTATTATTTTAGGTGCTATTTTACATACTTGTTCGAGTTTTGGTGAAATATTTAGACAATTGTCTGAAGAAGATAAAAAAGATAAAGCTAAAGTAAAAGCACACGAAGATAATATTAAAAAATATATTAGAAAAGAAGGTGACCACATATCATTATTAATTATATATAATTCATTTATAAATAATAATTCTTCTTATGAATATGCTGTATCAAATGGCTTAGATTATAGAATTCTTACAAAGATTAAAAATGCACATATAGAATTATATAAGACAGTTATGGTTCAAGATATTAGAACAAGAGTTTCAATATTAGAAAAATTTATTAATGTTAAACAATTTAAAAATCAACCACTATATAATGCAGTTGGCGGTAGCTTACATAAATCTAAAACACATAAATCTAAAACTCATAAAAAAAATAAATATAATAAGTATAATAAGAACAAACAACATAATGCTTCCAGAAAATATAATAAGAGAAATCTTCAAAATATTCAGGCAAATATTACTTTATCTCATAGAAATTTTAAACATGGTGGAAGAGTTTTTAGTCACTCTGGTCATCATAAACACAATAAACACAATAAACACACAAGGAAAACAAAATCCAGAACCAGCTACAAATCCCAAAGTGAAGCCGGTATAAATAATGAAGATGTTTTAGATTTAGGATTAGATTTGGCATTAGATTTAGGATTAAGTTTGAATGGTGGAAATGCATCAGATACAGATCATAAAAATAATAAAAGAAGATTTAAATATATGGAATTATTTACACTTAAAGATTTCCAATCAAGAAATAAAAGCATTAAATTATCTAAAAGTGGAACGGCAGATGGTATAATAGAACGTGTTATTGCTGCTTTATATTATGGATATAGCACTAATATTGCTTGCTATTCTGGAACAGGTAAAGATTATAAAGTAAAATTTAGTTCTATTAAAGGAACCATTATTGGTGGTATGTCTAAAAATGCATTTGATTTTAAATATCCAGAAACAAATCCTGATTTTATTATATATAATAAATTTACAGTTCAACAAGAATTTGGTAAATTAGAACCAAAAGGTAATTTAACTTTATTAACCATATTAGAAACTAAACATTTAGCATATTTTTTTGACCTTCCAGATATAATGAAACAAGTTATGACAGAAATTAAATAAACATATTATTTTATATATTTTATTTTATATATTTTATTTTATATATTTTATTTTATATATTTTATTTTATATATTTTATTTTTACTTTTTAATTTACTTTTACTTTTTAATTTACTTTTTAATTTACTTTTTAATTTTATATTTTTAATATATATATTATCTAATATAAAATAAATAATAAAAAATATAAAATAATAATTAATAAAGAATAAATAATAAAATAAAATGTCTAATCCAGATAGTGTTAATCCAAATTTAAATTATCAAAATGATGTTACTCCATCATTTAATTTTATTGTTAAAGATGTAGCATTAAAAGCTTTATTATTTTCAATGTTATTCTATATAATGAATTCTAATCTACTTCATAAAATGCTACAATGTTTAGATAAATATCCTCTTGTAGATAAAAACTTTATACAATCCATATTATTTGGTTTAGTATTCTATTTTATAAGTATAAATCTCTAAGTTTTTCCAAAACTTAACTAAACGCTAAGTTTTGCCAAAACTTAACTAAAAGCTAGAGAGGCTAAAGCCTCTCAGAATTAGAAAACTAAGTTTTTAGAAAAAACTTAACCAAAATATATTGCAAATATTTTTTATTAAAAACTTTAAAATTTTAAATACATATAATAATTTACTATTTCTGGTAGCCTTTAGGCTACCTTGCGTTTTGGCGCGGCTTTTGGCAAAAGCTGCTACTAAGTATAATTTACTATTTCTGGTAGCCTTTAGGCTACCTTGCGTTTTGGCGCGGCTTTTGGCAAAAGCTGCTAGTCTTCTTCAGCATTAGGTGCCAAGCATAATCTAACAAATCCTAAACCAGCAATATCACAATGCAATACAATTGGATAATCATTACGTATAAGAATACGAATATTAGATGAAAGATTAGAACATTTACTAAATTGAACTAAATGTTTTAATTTAAATACACCTTGAACTATTTCATCAGGGCTATTTTGTTCGAAGGTCATTCCATTGGCACTTGGTTTAATTCTAATCTCTTGTGAAGCACTTTCATTACAACCCTTAAAAATCAATTGATTACCAACACAAGTAATTTCAATCTTTTCACTAAATTGACTAATCTCACGACAGATTTTTTGAAAGCGAGCACTTGACATTACAATAACGCTTTTAAAACTGGGAGATGGAATATCACGACGTTGGACTGGTATATCAATTAAACTTTGAAAAATGGTATTATTAATATTTTCTTCTTTATTATAACGTTCAATACCTAAACGATTAACATTATCTTTTTCAACAAAAAGCCTTAATGTATCAGAATTTTCCATATTCTTAATAATTTTAAAAAAATGTTCTAAATTAATACCTAATACAATGGGTTGTTCGCATTTAAAATCTTCAAAACTTGATTTATCTAATTTCAAATGAATTAATACTGTGCGTCCTGGGTCAATAGATAGTAGTTTAATACCATCTGCACTACATTCTAAATTACCTTCGGTTAATAAATCTTTAAGAAGTTCTGTAAGATATTTAATAGGTGGTGTTTTTGAAGTCCATAGATGAAATATATATTTAGAAAAATCATTTTGTGGAGGAGCTATTATTTGTTGTGTTGAAGTATCAACTGTTGTTTCAGTAGTTGTTGGTGTTGCGGTTTGTGTTGGTTCTGTCATGATTAATATTATATTAAAGTTAATATATAATTGCTTTTATTTTATAATTTAAGTTTTTTTTTATATTATAATTTATTATATTTTATAATTTAAGTTTTTTATATTATTAAATATAATAAAATTATTTATATCATTTATTTTAATTAGCATTAAATAAATATATCGTCATATAAGATACAAATGTAAGTAACATAAATACCCAAAATACACCAAATAGTGTTTCTGCTCTTAAAAGACCAATAAATGAAATAATTAAAAGAAATATTAGTGTTATTAAAACATTAATACCATCCATTTTTATAATGAAATTTTAAATTTATATTTATTGTTATTGTTTATTATTTTATTAGAAGATAAAAAAAATAAAAAAACAATTAAATATTACTATTAAATATTACTATTAAATATTACTATTAAATATTACTATTAAATATTACTATTAAATTAAAAATAATAAAAAATATGCAAATTATTAATATTTTTGAGGTAATCCTAATCTCTTAGTTTTATCTTTATCAATATTTTGGACGTGTGATTTATAAATTATTTTATCATCAACTAATCGGAATGTTTTAGGTATATTCATTTCCTCGATATTAACTTCTTCTTTAAACCAAAGTTTAATAATACTTGCATTTTTTTTAGGACTAATACTAACGCCATTTATTAATTGAGTAAATTTACCAAAATCATTCATTATAAAATGACCTACACAATCAATCCAAGACTTATATGAATTTTTACTATCTACTTTCCAACTAATACAACCTCCATTAATATTTGTTTGACATTCCCAAATTGGTTTAACTGATTTTTTCATTATAAAAAACATTCCATTTTCTACCATATCTTTGCGGACAAATTTATCTAAAACCCAAAATTCTTCAATAGTTGAAAACTCTAATAATTCTATATAACTTTCTAAACTCCAATCTACATTATCTGGATTATGATACCAAAATGTAAATATTTCATTTAGACTCGTACAGTTTTTTTTTAAAGTTTCATCCATATTAGATTATTATAGTTTAGATGAATATATAAATTATATATTTTATATATTTTATATATTTTAAATTTGCCCTATGTAATATACTGTTATTTTTTTTTTAAATTAATAAATTCATAATTAAATAAAAATATTATTATATTTATTTAATTATGAATTTATTAAATAAAAATATTATTAAATAAAAATATTATTAAATAATAATATATATTATAAATAAATTACAATTATAAATAAACATATAAATATAAATAAAATGTTTTGTATTTTACCTCTTATTATTTTAGTTATCCTTGGATGTATTTATGCAGGATCTTTAAAATCATCTTCAAGTAGACTTCGTGTTGTAGTATGTATGATACTACTTATATTATTTTTATGTTATTTACAAATGAATAGTAGAGAATTCTTTTCTGGATACGCACCTCTTAATTATAAATTAAATAATGGTCGTGATGGTTGTGATGGTTTTAATTATAGTAATATTAATAGTCAAATTGGTTCTACTGGAACATATGATGGTATTAAACTAAAATCGCAAATAGTTACTAAACCTCTTGTTAATCCAGTAACTATATTTAGTCCTGTTGGTGATGGTGTTAGTTTATCACAACCTCTTGGTAATGAAATGTATCCCAGTATTGACGGGCAACCCAACAGTGCTAAACATCTTTTTACTTTCGCACATAATGTTGTATCTCCAGATTGTTGTGGTAATTCTAATATCTCAAGCGATATGGGTTGTGTATGTTATAGTCAAGAACAATTAAGAATGTTTGGTCGTAGAGATGGTAACCTTACAGAACCTATTGAATACCCAGGTATATAAATATAGACATCATAACATCATAATATTTCTTATTTTCTTTATTTTCTAATAAAAATTGATTTTATAAAATTTAAACATATTTTATTTAATATTTAATATTAAATACATACTCATAAAAAAATGACAAATAAAATAACGACTATATGTGCTTATACAAAATACATTTTATACTATATGTTAACACTATATAATAATATTGTAAATATAATGATTATTGGTATAAAATCAGAATTTAATGATGATGATATTTATGATATTTATGATATTTATGATATTTATGATAATGAAATAGAAACTGATAAAGAAATAGAAATTATTGAAGAAACAAAAACTGATGAAAGAAAAAATGATTCTATAAATTTTAACACTATTAAAGAATTATTAAAAACACAAACATTGTATATATTAGGTTTAAGACCTAATAAAGATGATGTTATTGTATTGAAACGTATTTATCATATTTTACATTATTTATTTAAAAATTATAACATAAATAAAGAACAAGAACTTATACAATTAAATAATATGATAAGTAGTATGCTATATATTCCTCCTTGGGATACAGAAGACATTATATTTACACATTTAGATAATTTATGTATGTTTTTATCAATTCATTATTCATATGATGAAAAAATAGAAAAAGTTATTACAGAAGATATAAAAAAAATTTCTATTTATGACGAAATAGATAAAATATTAGCATTATAAAATTATAAAAAAATAAATTATAAACATATATTTTTATATTTTTATATTTTTATATACTTATAATTTTTTTTGCAATACAAGGTTTATTTTGTTCATTAAGTAAACAACGTCCAGATGTTTTATAATCATATTTACATTCATGAGTTTCTGGTAATCTATGAGTTGTACAAAATCTTATTTCACATCTGCATTGTAAATCTGTTAATTTTAGTTTTTTATTACATTCTTTATAAGTACATTTATTAGTTTTAATTGTATCCATTTTACTTAGATTTAAGTTATAAAAATAATTTATATTTATATTTACATATATTTATATTTTTCAATTTTTTAATTATAGTATTAAAATTACTATTATTTAGAGCGTTGCGTATTTTAAATGCCGATTTTTCAACATTAAAAAATACGAAATGCCTTTACTCATTTAAGAGCTTCTAAATTCTATATGATAGGTTTTCTTATATACATATTTAGGTAGATGTATATAATCCTATCTGATGATACTTAATTTACTACCTTAATTAAGCATCAATTCCTTGATTTACTTTTTTACTAATTTTCTTTTTTTTAGTATCTCTTGTAAATTCTTTTGGTCTGGTTTGATTTTTCAAATAACAATTAGAAATATATAAAATGTTTTTACAAGCATTTACATCCCTATTTACATAGATACACTTTCGTGGGTCCTCTTTTGGAGTTAGTATCTCGTGTAAATATTTCTTATGCTTTTTTCTTCTAACTGAAATATTTTGTAGTTCTTTGAATGTTTTATTATAT